GCGAGGTTAGCCGAGGCGCGCGCGGCGATCTCAGCACCCTTCCGCGACACGGCCGCGACAACGCCGGGGAGATGGGCGATCTGACTCTCGACGCTCATGAAGGTGTCACCGCCCCATCCACTGCTCGCATGACCCACTGCACGTGCTGTGTCGCTGCGGTCTGTACCGAGCGCGTCACGGCGCCGACCACCGCGAATTCCTGGCCGCGCCAGATCACCTTGCTGAAGGCGAGCTGAACGATGGACAGCCGAGCGGTGACCCGGTAGGTGGCCGCCACCTGTTGGCCATCCGCCGCGAGCGGCACGGAAGCGACGGGCGCGACGCGGGCGCTCATCGTGGTCGCCTCGGCGCCCGGCTTGACGACGAGGTTTCCATCGGCGTCGTAGGCGCTGACGTTCGCGTAGACCTGTAGGAATTCGGTGCCGTCGAGGAGGCTCATGGGATCAACCCGTTCCACTCGGCCAGCGTCGGATACGGGCGCCGGTAGCCGGGCGGTTGAACCCATCCCACGGCCGTGATGACGCCAAGGGCGCGCCACTCGTCATTGGACAGATCGAGGCCCAGTGACGTGGTGCCTGTGTTCGAGGAGGTGCCCCGGTTGTAGCTGTACGAGTCGAGCGTTTCCGACTGCAACCCCTGCGGGTTGTTGATCTTGCGGATGACCGCGTTGGCCTCGATCTGACTCATCGTGTCGAAGTAGTTCGGGTCGGCCCCGGCCATCTGCAGCGCGGCGGGTTGCCGGCGCAGGATGTCACGCTCGACATCACCAAGCCAGAGAGTGACCTGTCCGACCTCGGACTCGGTCAGTGGTCGGCCGAGGCGGTCGGTGACGTCGGAGGTGGTCGCGATCGTCATGGCACCAACCCCTCGATCTGTTGGACCACGGTCTTGAGCTCGATCTGGCTGCGGTGGCCCAGGAACCGGGCGCGCCGCAGCGCGGCTACCGAGCGGGCCGCGTAATAGTCACGGTCGGTCTTAAGGCGCCGCAGCTCGGCCGCCCACGCGTCGGTGTCGTGCCGGGGCAGGTAGACGGCCGCGTTGCCGAGGGCCTCGCGCGGACCGGGGATGTGGTCTACGGAGAGCACCGGGATCCCGGACGCGCACGCCTCGGCCGCGATCATGCCGTAGCTCTCGTACTCCGAGAGCATCAGGCAGACGCCGGTCTGCCGCCAGATCCCCCGCATGTCGTCGACCGGGGGAAGGTTGATCAGGTTGGGCTCGGAGTAGTAGTCCTGCTCGCCGTGGGTGCCACGGAGACCGAGGAACGGGATCTCCGGGCACATCGCGGCGAGCTTGGCGAACAGCTCGACACCCTTGTTGGTCTGGAGGTTCGAGAGGAGCACCCGGTCACCGTGGTCATCGACGTGGTGCCGGTCGTAGTCCAGCGGCGGGTGCAGCACCGGTCCGGTGAACTCGTCGCCGTACTCAGCGGTGATGGCCTTCCGCACCCAGTAGGTGTTGTGGATGACCATGTCCGGTTGGCTGAACAGGATCTGCGTAATGTTGTAGCGCTCGTTGTGCAGGTAGGTCACGTGCGGCACAGGCCCGTGTGAGCGCATCCTGTGCCGCACCCAACCCGCAGCGGGGCCGTGGTGGTGCAAGTAGAGGTCGGGGGTGGTCAACAGGTTGACGCCCGGCATGGGTCGGCCGACAACCCGCATCCCCTCGTACTCGCGTACCCCGGTCCGCTCGTCCAGAGCGTGCACCGTGATGGTGTGGCCAGCGTCGCGCAGCGCCCGGCAGAGTTCGAGCATCGCCCGTTCGCTGCCGGCCGCCAGGTTCGGCAACCAGCCGTGCACCACCACGGTGATCCGCACGCTTACACCGCCTCCAGAGCCGGGGTGACGGCTACGACTGTGGACGATCCCGACTCGGTGATCCCATACCACTGGGAACCACCGGGAGTGACAACGCTCTTGCCCGGGTCCAACGGGTATCCCGTCGAGACCGTGACCGCCGAGCCGCCGAGGTACACCGCGTTCGGGCCAGTATTGGTGAGCGTTGCGGTGCCGTCGATGTCCATGTCGAGTCCGGTAACCGTGCTCGACACCGACGTCGCGGCGTTGATCGCGTCCGACATCAGCTGACGCCTTCAGAGACCAGGCGAACGAACTGGTTGACGTTGCGGAACACGAGACCGACCCAGATTTCCATGATCATCCAGGTGATGTTGTGCTCCAGCGCCGAGATGCCGTTGATCGTGCCGGACGAGTCCAGCTTGAACGGGATCTGATCGGCCACACCGACAACGAGACCGGTCCAGTCGCCGAGGTATCCAACGGTGTTGTTGACCGTGTCGTCGTAGATCGTGGTCGACGTGGCAATGGGCTTGCCGGCTAGAGTCTCGACACCGTTCTGCCACAGCGGACGCTTCTGGCTGTCCTCGGCCGCGTAGAGCATCGCGGAGAGGCGCTGGTCGAAAGCCCACCCGTTCGGCCGGATCGGGAACTGAGGGGTGCTTCCACTGATCAGCAGCGTGTTCGCCTTCATCATGTCGGCGTAGAGGCCCTCAGATGAAGCATTGCTGACGTCCTGGACATTGGCCGTCTGGTCGATGTAGACGCCGAACGGGTTGTCGCGCGTACCGCTCCCGGGGGCACTGATGCCGTGGAAACCGGCGGAGTCGATGGCCAGGGCGATCGCCTCGGCGCAGTCGGCCTTGATCTCGTCGGAGAGCTCGTTTCCGGTGTCCTGGATCAACAGCTCCTGGGACAGACCGGTCACGGCGACGATCTTCTTCAACGAGAGTTGCTTGACGGTCACGGTCGCGTCGGTGGGCGGCTTGACCGCACCTTCCGCCACGAACTTCGCGTTGGGCTTGCCGGTGATGACCGGAATGGTGGCGCCCGCGAGCTTCGTGGTACGCACCTTGCCGAGAGTCATCAGAGCGGACTGCTGCTGGGTCTGTTCGAGGATCATGCCGGCTTCTTCCGGCGCGAACATCCCAGTGGGTGTCAACAGGGTCATAGCCCCGTCCTTCCTGGATTACTGGGTTTGACCAGTTTGAGAGGTGCGCCAGGCGTTGAGTGCGCCGGCAAAACCACCAGTTGCCTGGTTTCCTCCACTGGCGCCGAGGCCCTGGGAAGGATCTGGTACGCCCGGCCGCCGAGGGCCGAACTTTGAGAACAGAGTAGCAGCGTCCGCGTCCAATTCGGCCGCAGTCGCTCCGACGAGCCTTTTCGCCGCGTCGTCGAGGTCAGCACCGGTGAAACCCGCCCGCGCGGCGGCGGCAAGCCGGGCTGCCGAGGTGGTCTGTGCGGCGAGTGCCTCGCGCGCTTCCTTCGCCTCGGCCTGAGCCTTTTCCAGCTCGGTCATCTGAGACTTTTTCCACGCCTCGTATTCGGCCATCGTCGGCTCTACTCCGCGCTTGAATTCGCGGAGAGCCTTGATTTCACCGACCGCCTTCGCGAGCTTTCCAGCGGCAACTTCCGGCGAGTACTTGCCGTCCGCTCCCGTGAAGTCGGCGATCGAGACCTCGGTGATGTCCTTGTCGGCCGGTGGCGGCGTCGGAGTGGGCGGAGTGGGCGCGGGTGGTGGCGTGCCGGTCGGCGGGGTGGGTGCGGGTGGGTTCGATGGCAGGGTCACGCGGTGCCTCCAGGGGCAATACCAGTCTCCGCCAGGGGATGACTGCTTTGTGCATTCAGGTGAACACGAACCGCGTTGATCGCGGTCTGTCCGCTCTGCTTATTCCGTTGAGCGGAAGTGTAGACATCGAGCGCCTTTTGTGCTTGCGCCCACATCGGTGAGGATCGATAGCCGACGAACACCGGCACACCGATGCACCGATCGTTCGGGTGCGCCGTGAAGCCAACCGTGTCGGCCGAGTAGACCGGACCGCGCGAGATCAGGGTGAGGCAGAACGCGCACGGCTCACCCCCGGTGTCGTAGCGCGCCCACTGCACCGCGTGCGGGTCCTGGGTGACCATGTTGATCAGCCCCTGACGCGGCCCGTCTTCGACCTGCCGGACGAGGTCGGCTACCTGGATCGACACCGTCTGTGGATCGAGCCGCGCGCTTCGGGCCCGTTGCTGGGGTGTTTTCTCAGGTAGAATGCGTGTCAAGCTATCTTGCACGGCCTGAGTGGGGAACGGCAGCGGGGTAGCAGGGACGTCCGGCCATGGTGGCAGCGTGGTCGGCCGCATGCCGAGGTACATCGACTTGACGAGGTTGTATCCAGCCTGCCGAGAGCTGCCCATCATCGGCGCGAACGCGGCGGCGAGCACCGGGATGACGGACGGGTCCCACCTCGGGATGGCCGAGAGCACCTGCACCGCGATCCCGGCGAACGCCCGATTGACCTGATCCTGCCCAGCGCGGTACGCCGCTGCGAGAGCGGTCCACTGAGCCGCTGTCTGGGCTGCTGGCGCTGGTTGGGTCATCTCAGATGCTCACGTACTGGCCGGGCGCCGGAGGGTTCGCGGCCGGAGGGCCGCCGGGAGCGGGTGCGGTACCGGTCGGCTGCCCACTCAGGCCGAGCCCGGACAGCAACTGGTCGACGGGACTGTTGGCCAGCCGAGTGGCCTCCAACGCCATCTCGGTCGGGGTCATGCCCATCCGTTCCTGAATCCACTGCACCGAGACGACGCCGGCATCCTTCAGCAGCACCCCGGCGTTGGCGATACCGGTGAGGGTGGCTAGCTCGGGGGACTGGAAGACCGGCTCGGTGTCTGGCGCGTCGTCGGGATTGCCGGTGACGGCAGCAACGAGCGGTGGGACTTCGGACCATGGGTCCATGAACAGGTCGATCTTGGCCTGCCGGCGCTCGACGAGGGGGAGCTCGGTGACCGAGACCGCGTCGAACGAGTCGCCCTGCAGCCGCCCGGACGGCCACAACCGCGTCAGCGGCATCGGCGTCACCGAGGCGACGAGTGAGGCGTAGACGCTGATCAGCGTCTGGAAGTTGCTCATCTCGGCCGCGGCCACCTGCATCAGCTTCGCGGTGGGATCGCCGAGGGCCAGCAGCGCCGAGGTGTAGACCTCGTACTCGCTGCGGAGCTGCCCCGACGCCGAGGTGAGGTCCTGCGGCGTGACGCCGGAGAGCACGCGCAGCGGGGCGCCCATCGTCTCGCCGGTCAGCTGCATCGAGACGAGGCCGCGCGTCGCACCTCCGATGATCGGCCACGCTGGCTTGGCCTCGGGCCATGGTGGCGAGTCGAGGTCGGCGACGTTGGCGAACTGCACAACCGGACAGCGCCCGGCCGTGTGCTCTACGTCCCCGGTCGGCTCCCACGCTCCGCCGATCTTGGCGTAGGAGATCACCTGATCGGCCGTGTAGAGGGTCGCGTTGGTGGCATTGGACCAGCGGACGTTGAGCGTGCCGCCGTACACGCGCAGCGCGGCCACGATGGCACCGGTAGCTGGATCACACAGCGTGGTCAGTGCGCGCATCGACTCCGCGCGGATGATCGGCTCGTTGGTAACCGGGTCGCTCGTCACCGTGATGAAGCCGAGGCCGTCTGCGAGGGTCGCCGTGTGGACTGCACGCGCCTGAACCTTCATCCGGTTGGACTTCCACCAGTCCAGCTTGGGTGCGACGTTCTCCAGGGTGACCGGATCGCGGTAGCCGAGCAGCCGAACACCGTCGGCTACGGATTCAGTGATCATCCGGGACCAGGCTAGCGGCGTCGCCAGCGACATAGCCTGCGGAGGCAGCTGGGCGATCACCTGTTGCACCTGCTGGCTGTTGTTGAACCACATCGTCGAGTTGAATACCGACAAGGCGAGCTGTTCGCGGCGCTGCCAGAGCGCGTTGAAGAGGTCTTGCGGGTCCGTAGGGATTGTCGGACTGGTCATCGTGTCTCCTATCCGAGTGCAATCCACTTAGGACGGTCAGGTTCAGCGCTGCGGGTGCGGGAATAGGCCAACGCCTCGACGCGAGCCTGGTTGGCGAGCTCCCACGCGGCGATGATATCGATCTTCTTTGGTGAGTTCTTGGCCGGTTTGGCGATCACGTTGCCGAATCGCGTGCCCCGGTTCCGGGTGTTGGTGAAGTGCTGGAGCATGTTCGCATCATCGGGGTGCAAGAGCGAACGCGACGCCAGGTCTTCGAGGAAGCGAGCGTGCATCGTGGCCGGGAACGCCGAGCTGCCGGACATCGCCCGACCGACTGCCGACTTCGGGCTCGCCGGCACCCACAACTGCTCGCCGAAGTCGGTGGACCACCCCTCGACGAGACCCGGAGTCGGATTGACGTCGGAGAAGAAGGCTCGCACGGTGAACGTCTCGAACGCCTTCCGCACGGCGGAGTCGAGCCAGACCTTGTCCATTTCCCAGTCGGCTTCCTCACCGTCCTCGGCCGGTGGTTTCTCCTGCAGGTGCCAGACTACCGAGTAGCCATCGGACAGCCGGACCACCACCACGGCCGTTGAGTCGTCGGTGAGGGACGGGTCGGTGCCCATCGTGACCTCGTCGCCGGGCTTGAGGCCCTCGCCGAGGGGGGCCATCGTCGCCTGCCAGCTGCCGAGGGTGAAGGCTGCGGTGTCCGGCTCGGCCGGGATCGAGAGCCACATCCGCTTGGTCTTCGAGAGCTTCTTGCCGGGGTCGAGGATGACGCGCATCGTCGTCTCGACGTTCACCCAGTGCGCATCACCGAAGCTCGCCCGCAGCAATCCTCGCGCTGTGGCCGGCGTGAGCGGTACCGCGTCGGGTGCGCTGCGCTGGTCCCAGACGAGGCCGAGTGCGTCGAGCATGTTCTTGGCCTTGGCCTTCAGGTACGCGGCCCAACGACGCTCGGCGAGCGAGTCCTCGCCGATCCCCCACGCGTTCGAGGTGAGCATGATCCGTGACCAGCCGGTCGGGTCCTTGGCCACGTTGTCGGTGCTGACGTCGTAGACCTCGACCTCGTTGTCCTCGGTCAGCAGATGCGGTTCGTCGATGACCACAAAGGACGGTCGACCGCCCATGAGCCGGTCGGGTGAGGTGGTGCAGAATTCGAGCAGTTTCGAGCCGGGCGCGCGCACCATCGTGACGCCAACGTCCAGTTTGTACTGGGCAACGGCACTCTTGGTGAACAGATTTCCCAGATACTGGCTTGAGTTCTTGGTCTGCTCCTCACCGGTACCGATCACCTGCACCCACGGAGTGAGGTTCGCCACCGCGATCGGCTCTCCGTGCTCATCCCATCCGCCGAAACGGCACGGCCCGATCAGCTCGATACCGGCAACGATCATCCCGAACCAGGATTTGGCCGAACCGCGATGGCCGAGGAACACCCACTCCCGATGCCGAGGGGTACCGTCCGGGCGCACCGCGTAGAAGTGCAGCAGACGCCGAATCTGACTGCCGACGAGGGTGAGCGGATCGCCGTTGGCCATCTGCAGGTTGTCGTAGGCCCACTCGATGATCTGGTATCCGAGTGTCTCTGCCGGCGTCGGCACATCCGCCGTCCACACCGGACCGATGAGCACAGGCTCAATCGTCGGTGGGATGGTTTCGGCGTCGGCCGGCAGAGTGATGGTCATGCCGAGCGTGGGCTGAACTGAGCCACGATCTGCTCACGGGCGATCTGGCCGCGTGAGCGCTCCGGCGTCGTCTTCTTGATGGTCTCGACGCGGCGCTGCAGCCGAGCGCCCACCGAGGTGAGCGCGTTGTCCATCATGCCGACGATCTCGTGCATGGCCATCGCGGACCAGCGGTCGGCGTAGAGCTGATCGGACAGCAGATGCGCCGCGAGCTCGATGTGGGCGACGTCCGACCGCGCGTACATCGCTGCCTGCTCACTGACGAACAGCGAGTCGTACCAGCGCTGGGCGATCGGGTGCCACTCCGGGTTGGAGTCGTCGTGCTCGAATGGGCAGAAGTCCTTCAGCGCGGCGGTTGCGGGCGCCACCTCGTACATCGGCGGGTCGTCCGGGTTCGTGTGACTGAGCCGGTCTTCGCTGCGCTTGCGTGGTGTTGGCATGGTGACCTCCTGGGATCATCACGGTGCGTCGCCGCCAAGGGCCGACGTTGTCGATCGTATAGCACACGGCGCCCACACGTACCTAATGTAGATGCTTTTGCAACTAAGATTTCTCATCGGCTTACGATGCCGCGAGACGGTTTAGGGCTTTACGTTCCGGCTGTCCTGTTTACATGATCAAAAAGGAAACGGGGGTTATGTATTAAATATCCGAATTTTGTGCAACCTGAGTTGTCGACAAAACGGACAAACAACTCAATCGTTATCTATCGTATGTATCTGATCAAACAGACTGTCGTCTTGCTGACGCTTCTCGCCGGCACGGATTGCTGCCCATGCCTGTCGTGCTTGTGACCGTGTGTGTTCATCATGATGATCACTGCACTTCGATCGCAGCATCTCGATGCGGTGGTCGTCACGATGGCCAACGTGGTCGCAATCGGTGGCACGACGCCCACAACCCTCGATCGTGCACACGAAGCCATCAGCGGCGAACCTGGCCTGTCTACGGTGGTACCAGTCGGAAGGCAGCTCGTGCTTGCGCTTGCCAGGCCACGTGCTGCCGTGCCGACTCATAGCCAGAACGCAACCGTCGCGCTGAGCCAATGCGGCGATGCCACGGCAGCGCTTGCTGGCTGAGCGAACGCCAACACGAGCACGACTGCGCCCAGGACGATATCGATCACGCCCAGGGCGAGCACACCGCGCGGAGGACGGTTCACCATGACCGCGCTGCCGGTGATCACCACCGCGACGCCCAGCAGCACCTGCACCCACATCGAGGTGCTCACGACTTGTACCCGGCGCACAGGTTGAGGCTCGGGTAGCGCTTGCAGACGGCTGCCTTGATGGTCGCCTGGTCGGCCGCGCTGGCGTTGTCCTTGGATCGGCCGACTGCCAACGCGGCGTGCTGGACGTCCGGGATCGGGTAGCTGCGCACGGTCTTGCCGTCGACGTTCTTCACCAGAGCGAAGTCTGAATCGGGCAGTTTGTCCAGCTGAGCCTGAGTGTAGATCATGATCATCCTTTGGTGTGAACGGTGGTGAGCATCCGGTCCAGTATGGGCGCCACGTAGAACACCCGCTGCGCGTCCACCTCGGTGACCACCACGGCATCGGCCGGGATACGCCCGTCACGGCGCATGTTTAACAGCGTTCGCACGGAGACACCGAGCCGCTGAGCCGCTGCTTCACGACTCAGCAACTCGGTGTCGTCGGTGTCTCCTCTGCGCTTCATTGCCGCAAGATACCACTAACTCAATGCAAACGCATTCACTCAGTCACTGAATGAACTACCGGTCATGCTCGACTCGCCGGCATCCGCGCTCACCCGGCGCCACACCGGCTCGCCGTTGCTGTCGTAGTGGTGGATGAACCATTCGCCCTGGCTTCGGTCTTCGGCCATTCTGACCACCTCCACAGACCATTCTCCGCTGTCGTGACCCTCGTTGTGTCCAAAATTGGACACAACGAGGGTCACCTCGATCACACGGCCGACCACCAGTGATCACTCGGACCATCACCCGGCTCAGCCTTGATGTGGACGCCGTTGAGGTCGGTTGTCATGCACCGCAACAGCTCCTGTTGTGCGCCCTCGGCGTTGTCCTCGTCCACCTGAGCCACGATCTCGTCGTGCACCGGCAACACCACATCACCGGCATACGGCGTGTCTTCCCACCGCAGAATCGCGTCCACCGCGAGCTCGCGTGCCGTTCCCTGCACGACGAAATTCGGTGTCTTGTGAGGGAAGCGCGGATCGAAGATGATCGTGCGCCCGCTGTAGGTCGGATATTCGCGGTAGCCATTCTTGACGGACGCCTTGATGTGCTTGGCGAAGGCCGTCATCGTCGGTGCAAGCTGATCAAGGAAGTCGAGCACGCGCTGAGTGGTCTCGACGGTCTCACCGGACTCCTCTGCCAGCGTTTCGGCGCCGCCGCCGTAGAAGCGGCCGAACACGTCGGACTTGACGTTGTAGCGATTCGCCTTCGTCGCGTTCGGTCCGTAGACCATCCGGGCGATGATCCAGTGCAGGTCCATCTTCTGACCGGGATGGGCATCGTCGTATTCGATGATCGCCTTGAGCGCTGGATCACCGGACAATGCCGCCATGACACGGATTTCGACGCCGCTGAAGTCCGCCGAAATGAGCCGCTTTCCGTCATCAGCCTGAATGCATTCCCGCAAACCACCCTCTTTGGACACCTGTTGCATGTTCTGCCGGACGCTCGACATGCGGCCGGTGTCCGCGCCGAGGGTGTAGATCGTGCTGCGCACGCGGCCGTCACCCTGCTCGACGAGAGACTTCCACGGATTCAAGATCAAGCTCAGCCCGGTGCTCCAGTGCCGCTTGTCGATCACCGCGCGCACGACCTCGCCGATCTCATCCTGCCGAGCTGCCCACGGCTCGATAACGCCCTTGCGCACCGACGGGTTGCCGGCAGCCGTGCGCGGAACGGGCGCACCGAGCTCGGCCAGCCTGCGCGCCACCTTGGCGTCGGTGGGGTCGGGAACGCCAAGGGCCGCGCAGTCAGCCAGTGCTTTTGCCCGATTCGTGGTGAATTCGTGGTGTTTGTCCAGAACCCTCTCGTGGTCGAGCTTGAGTCCAGTGAACGAGAGCCGGGCTGTGGCCCGCTGTACGTCTCGCTCGCGCCCCAGAAGCGCCGGTTTGTGCGCCGGTAGCAACGCGGCCAACGGCGCCGTGTCGAGGACGTCAGAGGCGGCGTAGACCACCATCGTCGAGCAGCGCGGGTCGACTTGCGCCCATCCGTTGCGCTCGATGGGCGTTTCGGCCCACTTGGGCGATTTTAGCCATCCGGCCGTCGTGAAGAGCGCGTCCTTGGCGACTTCGGCGTCCGGCGCGACGGCCGCGCTGCCGAGGAGCTTCGCTGCGGTGTCCTTGAGGCCATCGGAGTTGCTCGTGCCAGCAGGATCGGACAATTTGGCCGGAATGGCCGCATCCTCCATTTTCGCCCACATGGCGTCATGGTCGCCGAGACCGGCGTAGGCGAGCGAGCTCAGATCGGCCATGGCGTTGAACGCCTTGAGTACGGGGGCCTGCTCGATCAGCATGCGGATGTTCGACGCGTCGGCTTCAGGATCGAAGACGACGGCCTCCAGCGCGTCGCCGAGCTGGACCGTCTTCACGACGAACAGCGAGTGGCCGAGCGGGTAGCCGTTGTGCTCGATGTCGACCGTCAGCGCCCCGTCACGCCGAACGGCCGAGCGAACCGCGTCTACGGCCGCGGCCGAGGAGATCGAGACGGGTGCTTGCCCGCGCCGGACGAGTGCCGGCAACTCGATCATCGCACCGGCAGCTGCCGAGGCTGCCTCGGCCTTCGCCTGAGCCTTGACCCGCGCCTTCATGGCGGTTCGGCTCAATTGCGGCTTTTCGGCGATTTTTGGGTCGGGGTGATGGGTGATGGGGTCGTCACCAGTAGCCGTCACCGGTTGTTTTCGCAGGTCAACCCCGGTTTTATCGGCCGAAGGTGACGGGTGACGACCCTCGTCACTATTGCTGTTATATGAGTGTGTGTGTGTTGTTTGGTTTTTTGTGTGTGTACTTCGTGTTGAACTCGTCAACCCATCACCAGCATCAGAGAAAACCGGGGTTGACCTCGTGTTTTCGGGGGTGAAGGGTACAGGTGACGACTGTGCCTCCGTGACGGGTTTACTCGTCACCACATCCCTCGGCGGACCAAAGTACGTAAATCCTCCACCAACATTGAGCACTATCAGGTGGTAAGTACCGTCTTTGCGGTGCTCTTTGACGACGCCAAGCCGCTTCAACGAGTTGCCGAAAGCCGTCGAGTTGAACGGCTTGATCGCCTGTCCTCGACCCCACTCGTTGAACGCGGTGAGCAGCGCGCTGGCCTTGGTACCGGTCTGGTTCTCCGAGGTGCACTCGACAACCCACGCCTTGACCGGGTCCTGCCCCTCGGCCATCTCGGCGGTCCGCACTTGCAGCTCCATCGGCGCTGCCGAGCTGAGGGCGGAATCGCGGTCTGCCAGCCACGCAGCCGCCTCGGTCATGAGCTGAGCCAGCACCCCGGGCGCCTCGACCTTCCACGCCAGTTCGACGCGCCTACGGGCCAAGCGGACGTCTTCTGAGTCGCCTTCGCAGGGAATCGCGCGGATGCGTCGCCGGATCGCATCGTCGGTGATGTGCGGCTCATCGTTGCTGGTCATCACCAGTGTGTGGGTGGGCGCGAAGGTGACCGGATTGGAGCCCATGGCGTTGCCGGTCAGGTTGCCCCCACCGGTCAGCTCTTTCAACGCCTCCCGGACGGTCTCGTTGTTTCGGGGGCCCTCGTCGATGAACGAGAGTCGACGGCCTTTGAGCGCGTACTTGATCGACTGGTGAGCGTTGGCCTTGGAGATCAGCCGAGCATCGGCGATATGGGCGTAATCGCCCAAAGCTCGCATGATGAGCGCGATGACTGATGTCTTGCCCCGGCCGGCAGGCCCGTAGAGCACCGGCAGCGCGGCATCCGCTTCGGCCGTAGCGCCGATCGACAATACGCGAATTGCCCAGTTGCGCACCTCGGCGTCCGGCCAGACCGCAGCGAGGAACGCATTCCATGCCGGCGTCGCCACACTCCAGTCCGGGTTGGTAGCGGCCGACCAGCGGTGCGGGGTGAGCAGTTCGGTGTCGACCCGTTCGCCCGGCTCGGTAAGACTCCACGGCACACCACCTGCCCACAAGACGGAGCCGTCGCTGTCCATATCCCGGTCGAACGCGGTGCTCGGGTCGTATCCGGCCACGATCAGCGCGTCGATCTTACGGGCGAACGGAGCAGACTTGGGTGAGCTGGAGAATGTCTGAAACCAGTGATATGCCCAATTATCCGGGGTCCAGCTGGATTGGTCCTTCGGATCGTCCGGCTTGACGCCGACCGGCATGAAACGGACCGTGTCGGACAGGATCGCGTCGCCGAGGCGCTTGCCCGGGCGGTCACCCCACCGTTCTTTTTCGTTCACGATCCAGGTCGTCGTCTCGTGCAGGTGACGCCACCGTGGCCACTGGTAGCACAACACCCACTCGGCGACGGCCTGGTGGGAGACAACCCCAACCGGTGGCCGGAACTCCCTCCGCTCCCCGGGCCATGGGTCACGCGAGACGACGCCGGCAACCGGGGTAGGCGGCCGATCGGCAACGTTGAACGGCCGGAGCTGCCCATCGGTGAGGCCCTGCTCGATCCACAGTCGGTCGTCGTCGTCGGGGTTGAGGTAGACGCCCCTGACCGCGTCGAGGAGGAGCACCGTAGCCTGGTCTGTTGTGAACCCCTCCAGCGCCGAGGCCACGTAGCCACCGAGGACGAAGGCCGCACGCAGGAGGGTGGTGCGGAAGTTGACCCCGGCGTCCGGCGTCCATCCGCACACCGTGGCCAGCTCCCGGTGGATCGCTGACCAGGCGGTCTCGGGGGTGTGGAAGATGCGACTGCCGGCGTCCATGTAGCTCGCCGTGTCGTCGGTTTCCGGTGCGGTCTTGGAAACACCGTGGAGCGACCGCACCCAGTCAGCGAACGGTCGGCCAACCTCGAGATTTTTGATCTTGGAAACCTCGTTGAGCTCGTCGAAGTCCACCGACGTCCACCGGTAGCCCGCGAGCTCGCCCGTCGTCTTGGAGGTCTTCACGGTCGGCGCGATGAAGGCGAAGCCGTGGCCCTCCCCGTGGTCACCACCCTTGAAGTCGACGCCCGGCAGGATGCCGTCTCGGCTGCGGACGCCGTGGCTGAGGACGCCGTGGCTGAGGACGCCGTGGCTGAGGACGCCGTGGCTGAGGACGCCGTGGCTGAGGACGAACAGGTGGATACCACCACTCGGCGTCGTAGCACTGGCGACAACGGGCGGTGGCGTAACCGGCCAGAGTAGTGGCTTGTCGCCGAGGTTGCGCGGGTCGATGTCGATCAGATCGAGGCCGTGACCCATCACCGCGCAGAGTGCATCACCCTCCCGCCAGGCGAGCAGATTAGCCTTGACCGGGGTTGTGGTCTGCCATTTCGACGGCAGCTTGAATCCGAGCTTGCTGGTCGGATCGGCCTTGGCGACGAATACCGGGACGCCGAAATCGATCAGGCGCCGGGCAACGTCGAGATCGTGCTCTGTAGTCACAGGGTTACTCCTCGATAGTCTGCGCGCAGAACAACACCACCGGTAGCGATCCGGCGGTGTATTGGGCGGAAGATGAGCGATTGCTGTAGCATGCGTGGAAGCCTCCAGTTAGGCGAACGGGTGTGGCTGGGAACCTCTCTGTGATGGCCGATCCTCGGGATGGGATCGAGGGCCCTGAGCTTCGGCTTGGGGCCCTCTCGGCGTTCTGGGAGCGTACACCGCCGCGCGCCGGTTCGGATCATGCGGTTTGCCGCAAGTTGCCACTCACGCTACGGTAGCGTCATGGAAATGAATCCCGAGGAACGGCTCGCCGCGCTGTTGGCCCTCTACGATGACGCCAAGGACGCCGCCGACCACGCCGCTTCGGTTGCTGAGCGCCTCGTCGCAGGGATCAAGACGACGGCCCGGGAAGTCTACGGCGATGTCGGCGACGACGGTGTCCTGCTCGAATCCGAGCACCTGCGCAAGCCGTTGACCCTGACGTGCCGTGGTAGCCGGAGGGTGGTCACCGCGACGCTGCGAGCGAAGTACCCTGAGGTCTATGACGAGTGCAGCCGGCACGACGTGACGTGGTACCTGCAGAGGGTGAAATGAAACGCCGACTGATCAAAGCGTGGTGCTGGTGGACGGGGCACGTCGTGCCGCACAACAGCAGTCTCATAGTCCACCACGTATTGCTGGGGCCTGTTGGCCTCATGGAGTGCACACGGTGCCACCAGAAATGGATTGTCCTATGACCTCGATCCTGGATCAGTTCGTGTCCTCCGGCGCCGCGCCGCCTCCGCCGAGTGGCAATACCCCGTGGGCACAGTCGATGGCCGAGCACGTACGGCAGCTTGTCGCTCGGCAGGCCAGTTTCGCGCCGCGCAGCCAACAGGTGCACCTGGGGCCCTCCGAGCTGGGGGTGTCCTGCGACCGGCAGGTGGTCGGCAAGCTGCTGCGCGAGCAGCCGACCAATCACGTCGCTGATCCGTGGCCCTCGGTAGTGGGCACCGCGTTGCACGCATGGTTGGCCGATGCGTTCGCTGCTGACGACCCGCAGCGCTGGATCACCGAGAACCGCGTTGTTCCGCACCCAGACCACAGTGGGACTGCCGACCTCTACGACACTCAGACCGCGACGGTGCTCGATCACAAGTGCCTCGGCGACAGCAGTCTGGCGAAGATCCAGCGGAAGGAAGGCCCACCCCGCAAGTACGTTGCCCAGCTCGCGCTCTACGGCCTCGGCTACCTGCGCGCCGGCAAGCCGGTACAGCGGATCGCCATTATCGCCTACCCGCGCACACGGTCCACTCTGGACGGTCTGTACGTGTGGGAGCATGCGTTCGATGCCGAGATCGTGCGCCTGCTGGGTGAGGTGTTCGCCGATACCGAGCGTCGCAAGCTTCTGGCTGCTCAGGTCTCGATGGCACGGATGACGCTTGATCAGGTGCCACGCGAGCCGAGCCATGACGAGTGCTTCTTCTGCCCCGCGTACCGCCCGCAGGCGGCCCACGACAACTCGGTCCTCGGCTGTCCGGGGACTGTGTCCAAGTAACGCTGACGACCACTATGGCGATATGTGGGTAGAGCAGCCAACCCGAGAGGAACTGATCATGGGTAAGCGTGATGAGCGTAAAAAGGACAAAGAAGATGACCGCAATGCCCGGTCTGACCGCGAAGCACAGGAGATCCGTGATATGAACCGGCGCATGCTGGAAGAGGAAGCCAGACGGCGCAACCAGAAGTAGTTTGCCTGAAGTTGCCACCCATGGTACGTTCTCCGCAGTTTCAATCCGATAGAGAAGAGAGATCGCAGTGAATCAACCGATGACCCCCGAGCAGCAGTGGGCCGCTTTCCAGCAGTTCCAGGCCCAGCAGGCAGCCGCGCAGCCCGCAGCCCAGTTCCCCACCTTCACGCCGCCGAACGCTCTTCAGCAGTTCCAGCAGCCCGCACAGTCGGGCAACCCTGGCATCGGCACGCCAGTCCCTCCGGCACCGCAGATCGAGGTTTCGCTCGATGCCTTCCTCGGCCAGCAAGCGACCGCTGGTGGTGCTTCCCTGCCGATCGGTGACATGCAGGAGGGCCAGTCGGTGACGATCCAGTTCAAGGTCGACATAGACAAGACGCACATCCGCCCCCAGACCAAGCCGAACTCAACCGAGGTGCTCTACCAGTCCGATGGCAACCCGCGCCTGGTGATGGTCGCCCCGGTCGTGCGGCTGGACAACGGCGAGGATGCGGCCTGGTTTGTGTCCGGCGCGCACTGGGACGCTCTCAAGTCCGGGATGGCCGCCGTCGGCTGTTCGGGTGTACCGAAGATGGGTGACATGGCCCAGATCACCGTCACCCGCAAGTTCAAGAACAAGTTCCAGACCATCTCGACGTCGATCAAGGTGGTCTACGCTCGGAACCCGCAGGCAACTCCCGCTGCACCCCAGGAAGCCGCACCGTCCTCAGTTACGGCAGCGCCTGTGGCCCCGGTTCCTGCTTCTGTGCCTGTCGCTACGCCCTCAGCAGTGCCCCCCGCAGCGACGGCAACCATCGAGAGTGTTCAGCCCGTACCTGCCGCCGTGCAGGGACAGTTCGCGGGATTGCCTCCCGAGGTTGCGGCCCAGCTGGCAGCGATGACCGGGGGTGGGAGTCCGGCCGCGTAAGCGGTTGGTGGAGCGTTGCCGTGAGTTCCGGCAGTCGACGGAGCGAAACGGGGGAACGGCCGCAGACCGGGCCGATCGGGTTCGATTCCCGACAACGCACATGAGTAAACTATGCAGTGTACCAATTTGCACGAAGCGGGCCGTATCGCGTGGGTGGTGTCTTTCTCACTACAAACGTTGGCAGACTACAGGTGATGTGCGTGCGGAGGTGCCCATTTCGGAGGTGCGCTCGGTTAATGGGCGGTTGGGGGCCGAAAAATCCTGGGCTAACACCAAAGACCGCACAGCACGAACCGCCGCCGCTCGTGCTGCATCTGTCGGGGCGAAAACCCCGGAACAGCGGCACGAGCATGCTATGAAAATGGCAGCTGAGTCAGTACGCGTCCGTAGAGAGCGGAAAACCGAAAAGTGACCACGGCTCAAGACTTCGCGCCGGCACTCGCCGAGCAGCACCTCTTCGGCGAGCTCTCGGCAGACGGCCAGAACGTCGTCATCGTCACGGCCGAGGGCGAGTTCGAGCCGACCACCCTCGGCCATCTCTCCGACATCACCGTCACCGCTCGGGCGACGAAGCCGAAGGGGGGTGTCCAGTACGAGCTCAGCTGGCCGTTGGCCGTACAGCTCGGCGCCGAACTCGGACCGCTCTGGCACCCCGGCGCGCGGTACACGGCTTGGCTGACCGGCGAGTTGCTGAAGCGGGCGCGGATCGAGCCGGTGACCGGCGCGTCCGAACTACGAACGGACGCGCCGGCACCCCGACACTATCAACTCGCCGGAGCCTCGATCGCCGCTGCCACCGGCCGAGGGGGGTTCGTCTTCGATGACCCCGGCACCGGCAAGACGCTGACGGCCATCCTCGCCATCCTGGCCCTGCGCGATCGAGGGCAGCTCCCGATCGCCGCGCCGATCATCGTGGTGTGCCCGAACTCGGTCATCGACTCATGGGTGTCGGCGTGGCAGACCTGGACCACGCTGAAGGTCGCAGCGTGGCGGGGAGCGGCCAGCACCCGGCGTCGGCTGGCCGAGACCGACGCGGACGTATTCGTGGTGGCCTACGCGACCGCGCGCAACGACATGGACCCGTACTCGTCCTCGGGTGGGCCGATTACGAAGCTCAGCGCGGGCGCGATGGTGATCGACGAGTGCCACATGATCAAGAACCCGCAGGCCGTGCAGTCCCAGGTGGTGCGCAAGCTCGCGGCGAAGACGCCGGTCACCATCGCGCTGTCCGGCACACCGATCACGCACAACGCCGGGGACCTGCATCCGACCCTCTTCGCGGTCGACCCGGCCGCATGGCCCTCGCGCGAGCGCTACAGCCGCCGCTACCTCAACACGATCCCCGGTGACTATGGCGATACCGTCATCGGCCTCTCGGAGCGGGAGCCGGAGCTACGGCAGTGTCTGATGGGCCAGTACCGCAGCCTGCGTAAGGCCGACGTGCTCACCGAGCTGCCACCAAAGGTCTACTCGGTCCGCTCCGTCGCCATCCCGGACAAGTACCGCAAGCAGTATGACCAGATGGAATCGGACATGCTTGCCCAGCTCGATGATGGCAAAGAGCTGCCGGCGCCCACCGTCCTCGCCCAGCTCACTCGGCTGTCCCAGCTCGCCTCGGCCGCCGCCGACGTCACCAGTCACACCGAGCTGAAGGAGAACCCCTTCGGCGAGATGGAGGAGGTGGAGAAGCTCGACGTCACGCTGAAGCTGCCGAGCTGGAAGGTCGACGCGCTCTTGGAGATCCTCGGCGAGCGCACCGACAAGCAGACGCTGGTCTTCGCGCCGAGCAGGCAGCTGATCAACCTAGCCGACGCGGAATGCCGGCGCGCCGGGTACTCGACCGCGACGGTGGTGGGCGGACAGACCGCGCGCGAACGCACCCTCAACGTCGACGAGTTCCAATCCGGCAAGCGTCAGGTTCTCCTCGCGACCACCTCGGCCGGTGGCGTCGGCCTGACCCTCACCGCAGCCAGCACGGTGGTGTTCCTGCAGCGGCCATGGTCCTACGTCGAGGCGTCGCAGGCCGAGGACCGTGCGCACCGCATCGGCAGCGAAATACACGAGTCGATCGAGATCGTCGATGTGGTCGCCGAGAAGACCGTGGAGAGCCGCGTTCGCAGTGTCCTGCGGGACAAGGCTCGCTCGCTGGCCGAGTTGCTCGAAGATCCCCGTATTGCCCGCGAAGTCCTAGGAGGACTGAAATGATTCTTGAGCGCATCCCATGACCGCCATCCTCGGGATCGACCCCGGCGGCACGACCGGGCTGTGCCTGGTTCGCCCGCGGCGCGGCGTCTACAGCTGGAAGCCCCCCGTGGCCTACTGTGCGACGCCGTGGCAGCTCTCGAAGTCGGAGCTCTACCCGATTGACCTAGTCGCGCTGGTGAGGCGCCTCACCAGCGTGCAGGAGGACGGGAAGCTCTTCGTCGCGTGCGAGGATTTCGTACTCGGCCGAGCGTCGACGAGAGGGCAGCGTGCCGGTGGCCAGCATGCCCGGGACCTGATCGGCGCGGTGAAGACGCTGCCCAACCCGTTCGTGCTGCGTTCGGCCGCTCAGGTAAAGCCATGGGCAACTCCGAAGCGCTTCGGCGCAGCGTTCCACGCGAGCAAGTTCCGGGGCCTTCCCCACGCTGCCGACGCCGCTCGGCATGCCCTCTACGCCGCCGTGCACGATCTGGGTTGGCCAGATCCGCTGTCAATAAGTGTTGACCCTTCCGAGGACGACGAGTAACGTCTCTGTTGTTGGCCCCAGCCCCTGAGGAGATCGAAATGTCGGACACCACCGCAGCCTTTGCCAGACTCCACACCGCACTCGTCGAAGCGAGTGCCCTTGTCACTCAGATCGCCGAGTCGCTCAACGGCACCAAGTCTGGCTTGCTGATGGCCGCCGAGACGGTCGTGCTGGCTGACCTGCGCGCGGCCGATCACGATGCGATCGTGCTGGAGAAGTACGCGGGTGAGCTGTGAACACCCCGCGCGACTGCCGCGTCTGTGGGCACCTCCTGCGGCCGAACGCCCTGCCGATCAGCGAAGCGACCGGAACCCGCGCTCATGCCGGGCGCGGGCTGTGCCGGAAGTGCTATGACGCCGCCCGGTACGCCGGCACCCTCATCGACCACGAGCGTCGCTACCGGCCGCGTGAGGAGGTCCTCGAAGAGTGGGAGCACGTCGGCGGCCGGTGCGTGACGTGCCCGGAAGCCGCTCGGCGCCTGAACATGCCAGCCGTGACCCTCCAGGCCGTGCTCAACCGGGCTCGCCGGGACGGCCAGATCGAGCGGCCTCGGCCGTGGCGGGAACTGAGGTCGGCATGATGCCCACCCTGCTTGATTTCTTCAGCAACGCGGGTGGCGCGGCCATGGGCTATCACCGTGCCGGCTTCCGGGTGATCGGCATCGACATCGAACCACACCCCCGATACCCGTTCGAATTCTTCCAGGGTGACGCGTTCGAACTGTTCGAGCACCTGGCACCACTGGCCGACGCGATTCACGGGTCACCAGAATGCCGGGATCACACGCCGCTCACGAGCCGCGCGGGCAAGACAGGTACCGGGTGGCAGTTGGAACGCTTCATCGAGCTGTGCGAGCAGTCCGGCAAGCCGTACGTGGTGGAGAACGTCATGGCCGCCCGGTTCCCGGCCGCGTACCCGAGCAACCTGACCCTGTGTGCCGACCGGCACTTCGGCCTGCGCACCGTTCGGCACCGGAAGTTCCGCTGTTCCGGTTTCACGGTGCCTCAACCACCCCATCCGGTCGGGCATTCCGCGCCTACCAGCACGAAAAAGCGTCGGTACGATTGGGATCTTGGAATGCACACGTCAGTCACAGGCGACGTTACTCAAGAAATAGCCTCCGTGGCTATGGGTATCGACTGGATGAACAGCAAAGAATTGTCACAGGCCATTCCTCCTGCCTATACCGAATACATCGGTGGTCACCTATTTCGGGAACTGAGGTCGGCATGACCATCAGCTACCTCCCGAACACCGACCATCACTGGGAGCGCGATGCGGCGTGCTCCTCGGCCGACCCCGACCTCTTCCTGCCTCTGGACCAGCGGGATGGTGGCGAGCACAACCTCGACGGTGCCGACGCTCACCCGCGCATCAGGGACGCACTCGCCTACTGCTCCAGCTGCCCGGTGGTCGCGCTATGCCGGGACAGCCGGTCGACGTATACCGACGTGCCACAGGTGGGTGTCTACGGAAACCAGTACATCACACTCGATATGGCCCGCGCCCGGATGGCGTTGGCTCGACAGCTCGACGGCACAACCCGACTGCACACACGATCAGGACGAAAGCGAGCATCATGACCTTCTCGGATGACGGTTACCGAACGGTTCAGCACGGGATCGATATTATGATGGAAACAATCAATGACCTGAAGGCTCAGAATGCGGTGCTTCGGGAAAAGGTCACCACTCTCGAAACGAATGTACACAACGGATTCACTTCGTTTGAATGGGCCACAAAGTATCGTCAGATGGCGGAAAATAACGTCGAGTCGCTGGAAATAAAATACAATCTGGCAAAGGAAAACGAGCGACTGACTACTGACCTCCGTCGCGTCAACACCGATCTGCGCCACGCCCAGGGCCGACTCGCTTTCCATCGACTGGCCAATGGCACGTTCTCCAGTGAGCCGACGCAGGCCGAAGCAGACGACGAATGAATGGTCAGCAATGGGATGAGTTGTCGGCGCGGGTGACGGAGAGCCGAATCCGCGCCGGCAGCTCGGCTGTCCGCACCCTCCGCGAACTCCGCGCTCTCAACAGCCTGATCGGCACGCTGATCGATCTGGAGCTGATCGAGGGCCATGACGTCGCCGGGCACAGCTTCGCGGCGCTGGGCCCCACTCGGCAGGGCGCGCAGCAGCGGTACGACCAGGCCAAAAAGAGGCAACACAAAACGGACATATAGGGTTGCGTGTGTCAAGCTCACTTGACAGGATGATTGACATGACGAAGAACTGGATCAAGATTGCACTCGCCGGGGTCATGCTCGTTGGCCTGTTCGCCCTGCTGTCGAGTTGCTCGCACCGAACCGAGCTCGGGCGCCCGATGCCACACGACGCGCTCACCGCGCAGACCGACCCCGGCGTGGCTCTCTACGAGCAGTTGCACGTCGAGGGGGCGACGATGCCGGCGAGCTGGGCGCAGACGGCCGACGACAACCACCAACGCATCTGCGCCAGTTACGCGACCGGTTACGGCGCCACGAACTGGACCACCGTTGACCCCTACTGGGACGAGACCAAACCGATGATCATCGAAGCGCTGCAACGGACGGGATTCTGCTCATGAGCCTCACCATGCTGGTCCCGACCAGAGGCCGACCGGCGAACGTGCGCAGGTTGCTGGAAGCGTGCGCCGAGACCGTCACCCGGAAGGACACCACCATCGTCATCGGGGTGGGTGAGGACGATCCAGACCTCGACGAGTACCTGGATCTGTTCGTCATCGCTGAGAACCGATGGTCCCGCGAAGGGGTTCACCGCTTCGACTCGATGGTCTTCGCCGAGCTCCCTGCCGACCGCGCCGGGTGCGTCGAGCCGCTGAACCAGATGTACAGGTGGGCGAAGCTGGCCAGCTACCCATTCACCACAGTCGGCTTCATGGGTGACGACGTGCTGCCCGAGACGGTCGGGTGGGATGAGCGGCTGCTCGAAGAGGTCGAGCTCGGCGACCGGCCGACCATCACCTACCCGAACGACGGCCTGCGGCCGGACATCCCCACCGCCGTGGTGATGGACGCGCGCATCCCGGCCGAGCTCGGCTACCTGGCTCCTCCCGAGTTCCGGCACCTCTACATCGACGTGGTGTGGCGCGACTGGGGCACCGCGCTGGGGTCGCTGGTCTACCGCGAGGACATCATGCTGCGGCACCTGCACCCGGCTGCCGGCCACGGCACGATGGACGCGAGCTACCAGCACAGCAACTCGGCCGAGATGGTCCGGCACGACGGCGCGGCGTACGAGACCTACCAGGCCGAGCAACTCCACCGCGACATCGAGAAATTGAGGCAGCTATGCGAGTCCTGACCATCGGCACCTTCGACCTCCTGCATCCCGGTCACGTCGCGCTGTTCCGCACGTGCTGGGAGCTGTCCAAATCCGATGACGACTTCCCCTCGGTGACGGTCGCGCTCAACTCGGACGAGTTCATCGCCGCGTACAAGGGCTTCCCGCCGGTCCAGCCGCTCGCCGACCGGGTGACGATGGTCGACGCGTGCCGCTACGTCGACAGTGTCATGGTCAATTGCCAGCGCGCGGTGGGCGACTCGGCAGCCGAGACGATCGACCTGTCGGGTGCGACGCAGATCGTGATCGGAGATGACTGGCAGTCGAAGGACTACCTCGGGCAACTCGGCATCGACGAAGAATGGCTCACGGATCGCCACATGGAGCCGGTGGTCTACGTGCCCCGCGCGGGGCACCACTCCTCTCGGCGGCTCAAGCTCGACGTCCTGCAGCACAACAGCAATACCTACGGAGTGTAACTAGATGTATACCTATCGTGTTGCCTACCGCGACCCGCTGCACCCGTCGCACGGCTTCCACTTCCTGATGTGCGTGTTGTCTCTCGGCCTCTGGCTGCCCATCTGGGTGGCTGTGACGGTCGTGTACGCCTTCGCGCGCGCCGGGAGGGTGATTGCCCAGGAGCGCGCGGCCTACCGCCAGGATGACGTCTTCTGGGCGCAAGCGGAGCGCCAGATGCGCCCGAGCCTGCACCGACCCGAGTTCGACGCCTACTACGCCACGCAGCCGTTCACCCGGCCGAGCGGGTCGGTGTGGGACTGATGACGATCCTGCCCCCGCGCGGCCGGCACGCGCTCCGTGGCCAGTGGCGCCGTGACGTGCTCGACGTCGCTCGGATCGTCCGCAGCAAGTGTTCAACCACCCGAGCGGCTATCGTGCTGGTGACGGCCATCGTGGTCGCCGACCTGTGCCTGATCGCGGGAGGTGTCCGGTGACGGACCTGTTCGGTGTCGACCTGAGCTCGGTCCAGTCCAGCACGCCGCCGGTCGCGGTGGACTTCGCCTACCTGCGTGTGCGCCGGTCCAACGGCGCGGTCGATGACATGTGGGGCACTCACTACACCCATCTAGCCGGCAAGTTGCGCGCGCCCTACATTTTCGTGCGACCGCCGAGCGTGGAGAACTTCGCCACCCAGATCTCCTCGCTCCTCGGCCTGTGCAACTGGAACACGATCGCGTGGGAGTGGGGGCCCGTGCTCGACTGCGAGTGGACCGGGTTGACCGGCTACTCGGGACCGCCGATGACGGCCGCGCAGGTGGTCTCTCTCGTCGCCGAGACGCGCGCCCAGCTCGGCAACCCGACCGCCGTTGTCTACGTCTACCTCGGCCATGAGAACGCTGGCATGGCCTCGACGATCGCGGTCGATGGCAACGTGCGGTTCATAGGCGCGCGCTACTACGCGAACAACCGCGACAACGCCTGGTCGAACTTCGGCCCCGCGATGCCAAATCAGGATGTGGTCCAGTACTGGAATGCCGGCACCGTCGCCGGGGTGTCTGGCGCTGTTGACCTGAACGATGCCAAGCAACTACTCGGAGGTAACAGGGCAATGACCGATCCCGTGGAAAACAACATCCAGGCCATGGTGGCCGATATCCAGCTCCGCGTCGCCTCGATGCACGCCTACGGCTACCTTCCGGTGCCGGGAGTGTCCGGCGCACCCGGGGGCGACCTGACGTGGTTGATGACTCACGTAGCCACGGCCCTCACCGATGGCGTAATCAACGCGCCGCAGGGCCTCGTCGCCTCGGTCAGCGCGCTCGACGCCAAGCTGGACGGTGTGGTGGCTGCGATCAATGGCGAGACCGACAAGGACAAGGCCGCGCTGCTCACGGCGATCCAGGCGATTCCGGCCGGCACGCTCAACCCTGCGGTCCTCTCGGCGGTCCAGTCGCTGCTCACCGCGCTGAGCACGAGCACTCCGACCGTGTCATGAGCGACGGAGACCGCTATCTGGATATGAGCTATGCGGACGGGATGGAAGAGGAATCGGTGAACGGGCTCGATTTCTACACCCAGTTCTGTCAGGAAGTCGAATCCGAGCACATCGCTGCTGACCTGCCCGCTGCCGCAGTGGTCGGGATCTGTACGCGGATCGCGCACCGCGTGCAGCGCAGGCTCACCGCTCGGTGATCCTGGCGGCCGAGTGGGGTGTCTTTGCCAGCGCAACAATCACGCTGGCCGCTCTGTTGTGGCACGAAACGCGTCCGGCGCGGAGACGGCATTGGTTCGCCACCTCCGCGCCGGACGCTCGTCGTTTGATCCGCTGGACCGCCGAGGCTCGTCGATGGAACGCTCAGTCAGCCATCCCGGTGGCGTGGCCCGACGCTTCGGCCGGGGGCGGCACGGGCGCGTTCGTGGTCACCGAGACAGGCGTCGTGACCAGAGCGCTAGGCTGAGGGGTGTGTTTGGTCAGCCAGCCGGCAACGAAGGTCAGCCCACCGGTGACCGCAGTCGCTACGATGGCGCCGATCCAACCGGGCGTTCCACCGCGGAATACGAGCTCGCCGAGCACCGACAGCACGGCCGCCGAGACTGTTGCCGCCGTGGCGCTGCTCTTCACCTTGGCCTCGACGTCGCCGAGTACCGTCTGTTCGATCTGCTGAACTGAGTGGGTCATGATGGCTCTCCTACGGGTTGAGTGCGGTGCGCAGAACGTCGCCCATCGTCGCGACAGCGATGCCCTTGGTGTTGCAGGCCGTGACCAGGGTGGTCAAGTCGGCTTGGCTGATCTGGTTGATGTTCGTCGACGTTCCGGCCGACACATCGTGGATCGTGATGATGTCCCAACCGCCGTTCGCATGCAACACGTCCAGGACGCCGGTCGTCGCCGTAGTGTAGGTGGTAACGCCGATCCCGCCGAGGCCACCAACGCCTGCTTGTGAGCGCAAGCGCAGGGGCTGGCCGAGGGGGAAGGTCTCGTACTTGAGTGTCGAATCGATCGTGCGCGCGGCATCGCAGAGCGGTTCTACCGTCGCATCCTGCCCACCAGCGAAGTAGCCGAGCGGATAGGCGTAGGCGCCGGACCAACGCAGACCGTTCGCCTGTTGCCACGTCAGGCACGCCGCGATGTCGGCCTGGATCTGCGACGGGCTGAGCGAGCCGTAGCCGCTATGGTTGGCCAGGGTGCTCGCGTGCGGTGCGACTTCCCACCCGAGCTCGTTCTGGAGCAACTGGAGTTGCGCCAGCGTGTAGCTGGAGCCGTTCCCGATCTGGTCGATGATCGGGAACATCGTTGCCTGGTAGCCGAACTGCGCGAGAAGAGGCCGAGCGAGCTGAAACTGGCCCGCGTAGCTGTCATCGAAACAAAAGGTGACAACCCCGTTGGGGTACGCGGTATTCACGGTCGGGTACACATCGATGCCGCCGAAGTGGACGGTCACCACGGTGCCGTTGTCCTGGGCGACGAGGCGCCACTCCTGGATCGCGGTCTTCGTCGGCGCACCCGTGACGAACGCGTCGCCGGGCGAGAGCGCGACCGGAACCCACTGGCCCGCTGGCAACCAGAACGCGTTGGCGTTGGTGTTGTTCGCCTGCAGCGCTGTCGGCTGAAGATCCCAGCTGAGGTAGTTGTTGCCGGCCAGCCCACCGGTTGCCGCAGCGCGCAGGTTGAGCAACTTCAGGTTGACCGGGTTGCTCGTCGCGTCAATCTTGACCCATACGCGGAGCATCTTGCCGGTCAGGTCTACGGCGGTCGCGCCGGTCTTGGTGAAGGTGCTGAACTGGCTGGCCGAACCGAAGCTGTTGCCGGTCATCACCTGCGAGCCGTGCACGAAATCAGAGGTGTCGTTGAGGTTGAACCCTGACCAGTTCGACGCGGTCCAGCCGTGGCCCACCTGGGCGTGCGTGATGACCGCCGAAGGCTGTCCCCAGCGTGGGCCCTTGTTGCGCCCGACGTTCGGCCCCAGCGCTCCCTGCGGACCGGTCGCACCCGTAGCGCCGGTCGGCCCTGTCGCTCCGTTGGTGCCGTTCGTACCGGCCGCTCCGGTCGGCCCCTGTGGACCGGTCGCACCCGTGGCGCCGGCAGGCCCTTGAGGCCCGATTGGTCCTTGCGGTCCCGAGGTCCCCGGCGTGACGGCCAGTCGGGTCACCTCGGACAGGTCGACGGTCGAGCCGGTCGGGGTGAAGGCGTAGACCACGGCCGGTGCGCCGACCATCTTGCTCGTGACTTGATAGGTGATGCCGGCGACGTAGAGCAGTTCGACCGAGGCGAGCGCGCCTGCGGTGACCGTCGTCGTGACCGGGATCTGCGTGCCGATGTCGGTGCCGTCCGCGACCTCGGCGATCGCCTGGAATTCGACGGTGCCCGTGGGAGGGTCGGCACCTTCGGCAACCGGTGGGAACGTCCCGGTCACCGGGAAGTAGGTAGGCGACACGGGAGTCTCCGATCAGCTCGCGGTGCAGGTGTAATGCGGCGTAGGGGTGGTGTCGTCCGGCAGGCAGTTGTAGGTGGTGCCGAGCTCATCGGTCCAGGTCCAGCCAGCCGGAGGTGGCCCCGTCGCACCGGTCGGCCCCGTAGCTCCGTCCGCTCCGTTGGTCCCGTTCGTGCCATCGGTTCCGGGGTCGCCTTGTGGCCCCGCCGGTCCTTGCGCACCGGTCGGCCCCGCGACGCCCTGCAGTCCCATCGGGCCGACCACGGTGCCGAGGTCGCTGGTCGTGCCGTCGCTGTAGGTGATAACGAGATCACCGC